CGGTTAGCTCAGTTGGTAGAGCATCTCGTTTACACCGAGGGGGTCAAAGGTTCGAGTCCTTTACTGCCCACCATGGGCCTGTAGCTCAGTGGATCAGAGCATTTCGCTACGGACGAAAGGGTCGAGGGTTCGAGTCCTTCCAGGCCCTCCATAAGTAGAAATGTGGAGCATTAGTGTAGCGGTTAACACGTCGCCCTGTCACGGCGAAGACCACGGGTTCGAATCCCGTATGCTCCGCCATGAATATAGCAATAAGGAAAATAAATTCATGATAGAAAAATTAAATTTAAGGCAACTGCAAATAGAATCCAGTGTGGCTTTACAGGTATTACAAAATGCTGACAATCTATCATTGTCCAGCATCAATCGTAAAGTGGATCACGACAGTACCATATTCTACAAGCAGGTGTTGGAAGTATTTGTCAAAGAATACGGCAATTTACCGACGCAGACCGAAGTGGGTAAAAAAATTCAATTAATTTATCCAAAATAGGTCGTAATTTAAAAATTCATTACTATATTACATAATAAATATAAAAGGTTATGCAGTGCTATAACAGGCTGTATATAATAACCTTGCTTATAATAAGGAGGAAAATATATGAGTAAAATTATAGGTATAGACTTGGGTACAACAAACTCGTGTGTATCAGTCATGGAAGGTACCAGTCCAAAAGTTTTAGAGAACATGGAAGGTTCTAGAACAACACCAAGTGTTGTGGCATTCACAGACTCAGAAACACTGGTAGGGCAACCCGCAAAGAGGCAAGCGGTAGCAAATCCAAAAAACACAATTTTTGCATCCAAGAGATTGATTGGTAGAACATTTGATGGGGGTTCTGTACAGAAGGACATCCAGACACTACCATATGAAGTGATCAGAGCCGATAACGGCGATGCCTGGATCAAGGCCAACGGTGAGAAATACTCACCTAGCCAGATATCAGCAAAAGTTCTTTCGAAAATGAAGGAGACTGCTGAAAAGTATCTCGGTCAAGAAGTCAAGAAGGCAGTCATTACCGTTCCCGCTTACTTCAATGATGCACAGCGTAAAGCGACCAAGGATGCCGGCAAGATTGCCGGTCTTGAAGTTGAGAGAATCATTAACGAACCCACGGCGGCGGCACTGGCGTACGGACTTGACAAGAAGAAATCAGGTTTAGTTGCGGTGTATGACCTAGGTGGTGGTACGTTTGACGTGTCAGTACTTGAACTCGGAGACGGTGTTTTTGAAGTCAAGAGCACAAATGGTGACACTTCGTTGGGCGGAGAAGACTTTGATGCCACTATCACAGACTACGTGATCAGTGAGTTCAAAAAAGATCAAGGTGTCGACCTGAAGGAAGATAAATTAGCAGTACAACGTGTGAGAGAAGCGGCTGAAAAAGCCAAGATCGAGTTATCGAGCACGTCAGCAACTGACATCAATTTGCCTTTCATCACAGCAGATGCATCTGGACCAAAGCATTTGAACATCAAACTCTCTAGAGCCAAACTAGAAGCACTGGTTGAAAAACTGATTGAAAGAACAATCAAGCCTTGCGAACAAGCAATCAAAGATGCTGGTATCAGCAAGTCTGATGTAACTGAAGTGGTGCTCGTGGGTGGTATGACCAGAATGCCAAAAGTGATTGAAACAGTGAAAAACTTCTTTGGCAAAGAGCCAAACAAAAGTGTTAACCCAGATGAAGTTGTGGCACTAGGTGCCGCGATCCAAGGTGGAGTACTACAAGGAGATGTGAAAGACGTTCTTCTGTTAGATGTAACTCCTCTATCACTTGGAATTGAAACTTTAGGTGGTGTTGCTACAAAACTGATTGACAAGAACACAACAATACCAACAAAGAAAAGCCAGGTATTTTCCACAGCAGAAGATAGCCAACCTGCTGTGTCGATCAAAGTGGTACAAGGTGAACGTGAAATGGCCGCCGACAACAAGTTATTAGGTAATTTTGAATTGGTAGGCATTGCGCCAGCACCAAGAGGTGTGCCACAGATTGAAGTCACATTTGACATAGATGCAAATGGTATCTTGAATGTTTCAGCCAAAGACAAAGGAACTGGCAAAGAACAAAAGATCACTATCCAAGCATCAGGTGGACTATCAGATGCTGACATAGACAGAATGGTAAAAGAAGCAGAAGCCAACAAAGAAGCAGACAAGAAGAAAAGAGAGTCAATTGAAACCAAGAATCAAGCAGAGACAATGATACATTCAATTGACAAGCAGTTGTCTGAGCATGGCGACAAGTTGTCTGAACAAGACAAGTCTGCGATTGAAAGTGCTAAATCTAATCTGGAACAAGCAGTCAAAGATGATGATTCTGAAAAAATGAAGGAAAGCATCAAAGAGTTGACTGAAGCCAGTATGAAGTTAGGTGAGGCAATTTATAAAAACCAACAGTCTTCGACAGAGTCGCAACAGCAAGAGAACAAAGACAACAAAGATGACGTTGTTGATGCAGACTTTGAAGAAGTTAAGAAAAAGTAAATTATAGGTCGCAATTTGAAAATGAGTGACTATATAATAAATAACAGTGTAGATTGCTTGATAGGATCTACATTAAAACATAAACTTGCTTAAAAGGAGGAGTTAATATGACAAACAAACAACTATCAATCTTTAATCAACTAAGACCCGTTACGGTAGGGTTTGACAATATCTTTGATCATTTCGAAAGAATGTTCGAAGATGATTTTTTCTCAGTGCCAACTGTGAACTACCCACCATACAACATAGTCAAGACTGGACAAAACACATATGATGTGGAACTTGCACTCGCAGGGTTCTCAAAAGATGACATTGAAGTTCAGTACGAAGACAATATGTTGACTGTCAGATCAAAAAAATCTGACAAGACAGAAAACACAGACGCAGACGGTAATGTGATACACAGAGGAATATCAAAAAGATATTTTTCAAAATCATTTACCATTGCTGATGATGTAGAGGTCAACGGTGCTGAATTAAAAGATGGTTTGCTTAAAGTGTCTTTGGAAAGAATTATTCCAGAAGGCAAAAAAGCCAGAACTATTGCAATTAAGTAAGCACTTAACATTTCAATGATATAAATGCTAGGGGATTAGTTTCTCCTAGCATTTTTTTATCTTATAAATAACTGTATGCAGATAGTTTCACAGAACAAAACATTTCTAGAATGGTGGTGGTTTTTTTGTACAACAATATTAATCACATTTATCTTACACACAATGAGTGTTTTCCAGGCGATATGGAATGTGGATCAAACAAAGATAAGTTTCGTTATTCTAACACTTTTTACAGTGATGACGTTGTATTGTGGTAGACAAGCATGGATACTTTCTAAAATACAAAAGAACAATTTACCACTAGACCCACAAATAAAACATCGCTACGAAGCCGGGTGGTTTACCAGTGAGATTTGTTTGACATTGGGATTGATCGGTACGGTCAGTGGATTCATTTTGATGTTGTATGGTGCGTTTTCTGATATCAACATATCTGACACTGTGAGCATACAAGAAAGTTTAAAAAAAATGAGTCTGGGCATGAGTACAGCGTTGTATACAACACTTGTTGGCTTGTTGACAAGTCTAGTTCTCAAGATTCAATATTTTAGATTAGAAGTGCATTTTGAAAACTATTTAAAGTTAAAAGCCAATGAAACGAGATCGATTTAAAACCAGTATTGCCTTTATTGATTTGCTGTTCAACATCACAGTTGGGTTAGCAATGCTTTTCATTATTGCTTTCTTGATGATAAATCCCATCACAAAGAAAGGCGACATAATATACAATGCTGAGTTCGTGATCACAATGAGTTGGCCAGAAGAGAGTCGTGATGACATTGATCTATATGTGATGGATCCAGAAAAGAACATAGTTTACTTTAGACAAAAAGACAAAGGACTGGTAAATTTAGATCGAGATGACCTAGGCAAGTCTAATGACACTGTGATAACACAGCATGGAACTTTTGAAAACAAGCTCAATGAAGAACACGTGACCATTCGTGGTATTGTGCCTGGGGAGTATATAGTGAATGCACATTGGTTCTCTAAAGCCAACTTAGGTTCAGAACTAGGAGAGAGGTATGTTCCAAGTGACAGTGTATTAGTCACAGTAAAAGTTGAGAAACTCAATCCTTACAGATTAGTATACACTGGACAGGAAACACTGACGAAGCCAGGTGAAGAAAAAACTTTTTTAAGATTTTATGTCGACGACAACGGGTATGTGACCAAGGTCAACCAGTTGAGTCAACCCATGGTTACTATAAAAAATAGCGGAGCACCATAATAAATTATGATAGTAGGACACACATTAATAATAATTGGATTGGCTATACTAATAAGTGTTTTGGTACTAGCACTGTCTAATAATTCGAGACTAAAATTGTTCACCAGGATTTTTGGATCCTCGTTAGCAGTTTTTACCGTGATATCCTTGTATTATTCTCTGGAAACATTATATGGATGGCCCTACAAAACCACTTTACCTACTGGAAAATTTTACTTGATCAGTTATCACGTGCCAACAGACCAAAAAGAAATCAACATATGGCTAGTTGATAGAGATAGTACAGAGAAAAAAATGTTCTCTAAGTACCTTATTAACGATAGACAACCTCGCAGTATTAGTGTATACTATGACGAAAACTTACATGAACAATTACAAAAGATATCAGAAATGTCTAACGGTAAACCATACCCAGTAGAATTGAAGACAGTAAAAGGAAAGAAAAAGGAAAATGATACTTATCAAACCGAACAGCAAGACAAGTTAATGTATGTTTTACCTGATATAAAGATTGAGCAAAAATAATGACTGACGATAAAAACAAAAAAGAGAATAAAGAACTAGTCAAATCAGATAGCAAGACAGTGACTAAGGTTCGAAGTGATATAAAAGAACCTGGTATGTACCATGTCGTATTTGTGAATGATGACTTCACACCAATGGATTTTGTGATCAAATTATTGATAGAGATATTCTATCACGACAATGACACTGCTGAAGAATTGACAAAATTAATACATGACAAAGGTAAAGGTGTTGTAGGAACTTACTCATATGAAATTGCCGAACAGAAATCAATAGAGTCGACGTCTATGGCAAGAGCGGCCGGACATCCTTTACAGGTCACGATTGAAAAAGAATAGCATATACTTTAATAAGTATATTTTATAGAAACAATGGGCAACACACGGTTCTAAAAGAATTGTGGTAAGCATTCGAGAAAGGAAGTTTATGAATATAGCACCATTTTTAGGATCTTTCTTCATCATACTGAGGGAAGGATTTGAGGCAATGTTGATTGCCATGTTGATTTTCACTTATCTTGAAAAACTCAACGCACAAGACAAGAAACGATATGTTTGGCAAGGTATAGGTTATGGCGTACTTGCTTCAATTTTAATAGCCATAGGTTTCACATTCATATCATCATTGACACACGCACACGAAGAATTATTTGAGGGTGTGACCATGTTGATCGCCTCGGGTGTTTTGGCATACGTGGCATTCTGGTGTCACACAGCAAAACAGCACGTGGAAGGTGAAATAACCAAAGCGATAACCACAGGCACGGCGATCACATTATCACTGGCAGTATTCTTCGCAATATTAAGAGAAGGTTTTGAGATCGTGTTGTTTTATGCGGGACTGTTTGCTTCCCCGATTGCTGAAACTTACAGCATCTGGGTCGGTGGTGTAGCAGGTGCAGTTGCGTTAGGCGTAATTTATATTTTAATGAAAAAAGGCATAGCACGAATTAACGTTGGAACATTCTTTACTATCAGCAAATGGTTACTGGGTGTCTTGGCAGTTTATTTTGCTTATAACGGAACACATGAATTAATGGAGATATTATAAAATGATAACAGTTGAATCAACACCAAACCCCAATGCCTTGAAATTTATCACCAGCAGAGATGTGATAGGTTCTCGAGAACCAAAATTTTACAAGAAGGAGTCCATGACAGAAGTCATAGAAGATATACCAGTACTGGATTCTCTTTTTGAAATTTCTGGAGTGACTGATGTTTTCTTTGGTAGCAATTTCATCACGGTTGGCAAAGACCCTTCGATAGAATGGCCTTTGTTGAAACAACCCGTGATACAGATCATAGATGACTATGACAAGTCTGGGCACCAATATGTTTTAGAAAATCCAAAACCAGCCTGTGAAAAAATAAACTCAGATGCAGGAACAAGCAGGGTTGAAAAACAAATTAGACAGTTGCTCGATGAACGTGTGAGGCCAGCAGTGGCACAAGATGGAGGAGACATCATATTCCATAGTTTTGAAAATGGTGTGGTCTATTTGGAAATGTTTGGTGCCTGTAGCGGGTGTCCCAGTTCGACAGCGACTCTAAAAATGGGCATTGAAAATATGTTGCGTCATTACATACCAGAAGTGAAGAGTGTTCAAGCAGTCTAATGGAACAGATAAAACAAAAAATAGTTGAAAATTTGAAACAGGTGTATGATCCTGAAATATCAATAAACATATACGATCTTGGATTGATTTATGACATTGATCTAAAGGACCTGCCCAAAGTATCGGTAACACACACTCTTACCAGTGCTTTCTGTCCAGCGGCCGATCAGATAATTGATGACATAAAGTATGCCGCGGAATCAGTTGAAGGAATACAAGAGTGCATGGTAATAACCACGTTTGATCCACCGTTTGGACCAGATAAAATGAGCGATGAGGCTAGATTAATCTTGAATATTTGATTGTTATAGTGTATAGTAAGCATTATGAATACAAAAATAGATTTACAAAATATAGATTATAAAAAAGATTTCGATGCACTTGCAGAGAAATACAATTTAAACGTCAGCACATCAGGAAAAGATGTATGCACACCAATCAATGGACAGAAGTTAGGATCATTTGATGAGAACTTTGGCCAAGATCTAGAAGAGTCAATTGACGCTCTAAATACAGCGTTTGCTAAATGGAAAAACTATCCCGCACCACAAAGAGGTGAACTGATGAGGAAATTTGGAAATGCTATCAGAGAAGCCAAAGAAGACATATCAAAAATGATCACTTTGGAGAATGGCAAGGTATACCAAGAGAGTCTAGGCGAAGTACAAGAAGCAATTGACATCTGTGATTTCGCTGTTGGCTTGGGTAGGCAATTGTATGGTCTGACGATGCCCAGTGAGAGAACGGATCACAGAATGCAGGAGATGTGGAATCCATATGGCATAGTGGGGGTAGTTTCGGCATTTAATTTTCCGGTCGCTGTCTGGAGTTGGAACTTCGCTATTGCAGGAGTGGGAGGAAACGTTGTAATTTGGAAACCATCACCAAAAACACCTTTTGTTTCCATGATGATGAAACAGGTATGGGATAAAACTTGTGAAGATGCCAATTTGAGTTGGGCCAAAGATGTATTAAGACTGCACCTAGGTCTAAATAAACAGGCCGAAGATATCTGTTATAACTCTAACATTAGAGTAGTCAGTTTGACTGGTAGCAGTGATATGGGGCAGAGTTTAGGACCAAAAGTCACAGAGAGATTTGGTAAATTGATTATGGAGTTAGGAGGCAACAATGCAATGATTGTGACCCCAAACGCCAATCAAAAATTAGCAGTCAAAAGCATATTATTCAGTGCGGTGGGCACAGCAGGACAACGGTGCACCACACTAAGGAGACTGATTGTACACAACAGTATCAAGGATGAACTAGTGACAAAACTTGCAAAATTTTATAAAACTATTAAAATAGGAGATCCGTTCAGTAGTGATGTGTTATTGGGACCTATGATTTCAAAAGAATCAGTTGACAAGATGCAAGAAGTATTAGAACACTGTAAAGACAATGGCCATGTTGTATATGGGGGCGAAAGAATTGATGACAGATTTGTTGAGCCGGCCATCGTTGATTTAACCAGTGCAGATGAGATAGTCAAGACTGAAACGTTTGCACCTATATTGTATGTGATCGGATATGACAACCTAGATCAGGCGATTGCTATACAAAATGGCGTGCCACAGGGTCTGAGCAGTTGCATCTTCACCGATAACCTGCAGGAAGCAGAAAGGTTTATAGGAGCAAATGGATCAGACTGCGGAATAGTTAACGTCAACATAGGACCGAGCGGAGCAGAAATTGGCGGTGCATTTGGTGGTGAGAAAAGTACTGGCGGCGGACGTGAAAGTGGATCAGATTCATGGAAACAGTATATGAAAAGGTCCACGGTGACAATAAATTATGGTACGGATTTGCCTCTTGCACAAGGAGTCAAGTTTGATGTCGAATAACAACGAGGAAAACACAATGAGTAATTTAATACCAATAGTAGTAGATCAAACTTCAAAAGGTGAGAGAAGTTATGACATTTACAGCAGGCTCTTAAAAGAAAGGATCATTTTTGTGACTGGTCCTATTGATGATTCTGTGGCAAGCGTGGTCTGTGCCCAATTATTATTTTTAGAGTCCCAAGATCAACACAAAGATATTTTCATGTACATCAATTCACCGGGTGGAGTTGTGAGTTCAGGACTAGCGATGTATGACACAATGCAATATGTCAAACCTGATGTTGCAACATTGTGTATTGGTCAGGCCGCCAGTGCTGGTTCTTTGTTACTGATGGCAGGAGCCAAAGGCAAAAGGATCAGTTTACCTCACAGTAAGATAATGATTCACCAGCCCTCGGGTGGTTATCAAGGGCAGGCGACCGATATTGAAATTCACGCACAAGAGATCTTAAAGACTAAAAAAACTCTCAATGACTTATACGCCAAACACACAGGAACGCCGTTGGCACAGATAGAACAAGCCATGGAAAGAGATACTTTCATGACCCCGGAGCAGGCATTAAAGTTTGGGCTGATTGATAAGATCGAGGACAAGCGTGACTAATGTCGTATGATATATTTCATTTAAGTTATAGAGAATCTTTTGCTGACGAAACTTTTGATAGACTAAAAAAAAGGTTTCCATGGGCTCGTAGAGTTCAAGGGGTTAAAGGAATTTTCAATGGACACAAAAAATGTGCAGAACAGGCCTACACCGAAATGTTCTATGTGGTTGATGCTGACGCAGATCTAAACGAGAACTTTGATTTTTCATATAAGCCAGATATCTATGACCTAGACAAGATTCACGTTTGGCGTTGCCAAAATCCAGTGAATGATTTGATATATGGTTATGGCGGTGTTAAATTATTCCCGACCAGACCATTGCGTGATGCCAGAGACTGGCACATAGACTTCACTACTAGTGTAGGTGGAAAAGACAAGTTCAAACCCATGCCTTATATCAGTAACACCACACGTATCAACACTGATCCTTTCACAACTTGGAAAAGTGCATTCAGGGAGTGCGTTAAACTGAGTAGTAAAATAATCGAAGGACAGAAAGACCATGAAACGGATGATAGACTAAATACTTGGTGTACAAAAGGAAAAGATCGTCCTTTTGGTGAATACGCAGTCCATGGAGCATTGGCAGGCAGAGATTATGGCTTGAAAAACAAGCAAGATTCTGCTAAACTAGACTTAATAAATGATTTTGATTGGTTAAAAAATCAATTTGAGGAATATAGCAATGCTCACAAACTATGATGAATATCATGATTTCTTTGAAAGATCACAGATTCTTTCGGCCGACAATTTTGGAAATCAGTACATAAAGACGATAAGATTATACCCAGAAGCCAACTGGAAAGATGCTTTCAGCCGCGGACAACTGAGAAGCAAACAGTGGTTAGTCGACAGTTTAAAGAATACGCATAACAATCTAGGAACCATTTATCTTTGCGCCGGCTGGTATGGCACATTGGCATATCTGCTCTTTCTAAACAATTTCACAATACATAAAATTAGAAGTTTTGACATAGATGATTCTTGTTGGAAAATAGCCGAGACATTGAATAAGAAATATGTGATGCAGAACTGGAAGTTTAAAGCATCAACACAAGACATACACAGTCTTGAATATCCAGGACATTACATGACCAAAAGAAGTAACGGAACGGAATGTGAATTGTTCGATGATCCAGACACTATAATAAACACCAGTTGTGAGCATATACGTAATTTCAGAGAATGGTACGACAAGATACCTAAAGGTAAGATTGTGGTTTTACAGAGTAACAATTACTACGACATAGAAGATCATGTGAACTGTTATGACAGCGTTGACAGTTTTGTGAAAGATTGTCCGATGTCTAATTTAGATTTTGCCGGGGAACTTGACTGTGGAGGTTATGACAGGTTCATGTTAATCGGTAAAAAATAATGTATAAATTATCTGATATAAGAACAATACATCTAGAGATAACGCAGAAGTGTCAGGCCGCCTGTCCCATGTGTGACAGGAATCAAAACGGTGGTGCGTTAAATCCCCACATCAATCTAGATGAACTCACACTAGAAGATTGCAAGAAAATATTTTCACCTGAGTTTATTAGACAGTTGAAGAAGATGTATATGTGTGGCAACCTAGGAGATCCTGTTGTGGCAGATGACACACTGGAAGTCTTTGAATATTTCAGGTACTACAACTCAGACATGATGTTGAGTATGAACACCAATGCGGGTGCGAGAGACAGCACGTGGTGGACGAAGTTGGCAAAAACATTAGGAAAAAATGGGTATGTTATTTTTAGTGTTGATGGACTTGTTGAAACCAATCATCTGTATCGACAGAACGTACAATGGGACAAAGTTGAGAATGCCATGGACAGTTTTATATCAGCAGGAGGTCGTGCGAGATGGGATTACCTGATATTCGACCACAACCAGCACCAGGTGGAACAGGCAAAGTTATTGAGTGAGCAAATGGGTTTCGAAAAGTTTACTGCAAAAAAAACTGGAAGATTCATCACGACTAAATCACAAAAAAAAGAAAAACACCAAGCAGTCAATCGTAAAGGTGAGCAGACCACGGAACTTAAAAAACCTGATGAAAAATATCAGAACAAAGAATTGTTAAAATATGATACATTGGTAGAGAAATATGGATCAATGGACAACTACTATGACGTGGTACCTATTGACTGTAAAGTGGCCAAAGAAAAAAGTTTGTTTATCACAGCAGAAGGACTGGCATTGCCTTGTTGTTGGACAGCAGGAAGAATGTACAAGTGGTGGCATCATGATCCTAAAGTGGAACAGATATGGGATCATATTGATGCTGTGGGAGGAAAACAGTTATTGGATGCTCGTAATGGATTAGACAAAGTGTTCGCCACAGGTATATTTGATAAGATAGCATCAAGTTGGAAAATCAAAGGTTGCGATAACGGAAAACTAAAGGTGTGCAGTATGAAGTGTGGTCAAGAATTTGATCCGTATTCTGCACAATTTGTATAAGGATAACTATTAGATAATGACAAAGAAATTACCATCAAAAACATTCTGTGCTTTACCATGGATGCATTTATCAACGAGACCAGATGGCAATATGCGAGTGTGTTGCACGGCCAACGCATCAAGTGTAGGACCTACTAATGACAAAGAGCATGGAGGTCAAGTTGGTGTATTGAGAAGAGAAGATGGTGTGCCAGCAAACTTGAATAATTCAGATTTAATGACTGCCTGGAACAATGACTATATGAAGAATGTGCGTAAGCAGATGCTGGCAGGAGAGAAGCCACCGAGCTGTTTGAAATGCTACAAAGAAGAGGACGCAGGTCATAATTCAAAGAGAATGTGGGAGACAGAATACTGGCTCAACAGATACAGCCTTGAAGAAATGATTGGTGAAACGGCAGAGGACGGGTCAATACCACCCAAGATTAGATACATTGATTTACGTATGGGATCCAAATGTAATCTTGCCTGTGTGATGTGTTCACCACATGACAGCAGTCTGTGGGTTCCTGACTGGAACGCTGTGTACCCCAAGATAGAAAATCCTACTCTCAAGGATACAATGAGCTGGGACAACAAAGGCAAAGTACATGGCGCAGGGTATAATTGGCATAAGAACAATCCTGTGTTTTGGGAACAGTTGTATGATCAGATACCTCATATGTATCAGTTGTATTTCGCAGGAGGTGAGTCAACTATCATTGAAGAACACTACACACTGCTGGAAGAAGTAGTCAAGAGAGGATACGCACCTCAGATAGAATTACGTTACAATTCGAACGCAGTAGAGATGCCAGACAGACTGTTTGAACTCTGGAGCAAATTTAAACGAGTGCGTTTCCATTACAGTGTGGACAGTATAGGAGAAATGAATGACTACATCCGTTATCCTTCAAAATGGGATCATACGGTAAAGCAGTTCCACTTGCTAGACAACACGGAAGACAAAGTTGAAGTCACTGTGGCGTGTGCTGTACAGGCTCTTAACATTCACTATATCCCAGACTTTATCAAGTGGAAAGCGGAACAGAATTTCAAAAAGATCAACGTATGGCCCTTTGGGGCAGGTATGATCAACTATCATTTTGTGTATTGGCCGGGTCAGTTAAATGTCAAATCACTACCACAGTGGTTCAAGGATAAAACCAGAGAAAAGTATGAGCAGTTCTATCCTTGGCTAGAACAGAACTGGGACAAGTTCACAGGAGTTAAGGAACAGGGAGTGACCAAGCAAGAATTTATCGATGCCAGTTATGGGATACAAAGACTAAAAGGAATGATCAAGTTCATGATGAGTGAGGACTGGTCTGTGCGTATGCCTGAGTTCAGAGAATACCTGACCAAACTGGACCAACACCGAGGTACTGATTTCTGTAAGACTTTCCCTGAGATGGCAGGTTTAATGGATGAGACTCTAGATAACAGTGTGCCAACAAAGACAGGTGATGCTGTGTCTAGAGAGCAAGAAAAGGAACTAGGTGATGGCGGAACAATCTAACACTTTTTGTCCATTACCTTTCATACATTCACACGCATCAGTGAATGGACATTGGAAGCCCTGTTGTAATTCAACACATCATGACATAACTGATAACTATTTTGAAACAGAAACAAGCCACATAGATTGGTTTACTAGTCAACCAATGAATAAGTTACGTTCTGATATGTTGTCAGGAGTTCAGAATTCCATGTGTGACATCTGCTGGAAATCTGAAAGTATATCAGGAAAGAGCATTAGAAAGAGATACATTGAGAAATTTAAAGACATAGTTGATGTTAATAATCCTCAGATTAGGTATCTTGATCTCAAATTGAGCAATGAGTGTAACTTATCCTGCAGAATGTGTGATTATACTAATTCGAATAAGATACTAAATGACGTCAAGCAAATCGAAGAACAAGATTTGCATTTACCGGAAAACTGGAAAAGAAGTCCTAAACACGAAAACTACATGAATGGAAAAGGTATTAAAACTGCACCAAAACACATATTAGATGAAGTTGAAAGTTTATTACCAAACATCAAGATACTAAAATTGACAGGTGGTGAGCCGACCGTCGCACCTGAAGTGTTGAAATTATTTGATATCTGCATAGATAAAGGTCATGCCAAGAACATACAGTTAAATATAACAACGAATGCCACTAAATTTACAGAAAAATTTCTAGAAAAGATAAAATCTTTTGATAAAGTAACTCTCAACATCAGTTGTGATGGTTATGGAAAAGTCTATGATTACATAAGGTATCCTTTCAATTGGCAAAAATTTGTTGAAAGGGTTGATAATGTTGTCAAAGCAGAAGTTGCCTATTCCATAACAACAGTTCCGCAGATGTACAACATTGAGAATATTTACAAGTTACAGGAATGGAACAGCACTGTTGGTAATGACACGATTTTTTTAAACACATTTTTACAACCAGAAAATAATTACAATAGTTTGAAGTTTGTGCCAATACATATATTAGAGTATGCATTAACAAATATCAGTACTGATAAAAATAATACAGTATTAATTGACTATATTAAATCTTTAATAAAAAAAAATTATCAGCCTACAGATATAGAATACACAGAAATAGTGAAATCGGTCAGCAGTATAGACAAAGTCCGTAATCAGAATTACAGAGACTATCTCGAGCCAATGACGACAGAATGGTTAGAAGGGTTGTTCAAGAAGTATGCTTGATAGAGAGTTATTCCAGACGAGGCACAATGCCATTTATGACCCTGAGTTCCAGAAGCATCTGGCGGATGCACCCTGGAAGGAATGGTTGAGCGAGCCAGGATATTTTGAAGTGCGACATCAGTATCTCGCAGACATACACAACTGGATCATGAGTTCAAAAAGGAACTCGGTCAAAGGTCTGACACGTTTCAAGCACAGAGACATGATTAACGGTACTACTCAAGCATTTGATGAAGCATATTACAGATATTCAAAACGTAGATTGAGGATACTGCGAGGTGAGTATGCTTATCATAAGCGTGTGGTAAAAGATTTTGTGTTTTTAGATGACGAAAATGGCAATTATATTCCAGTAGAAGACAATGATTGGGTTATCACAAGTTATCCTTTTTGTGGCAATGG